CCACGCCGATGGCCCGGCGCGGTGCTAGGCCGAGCAGTGATTTAACCTCAGAGATGCGCATCAACAGCGCCGTCAGATCAGCTGCGGCGAACTCAACTTTGCGGTTGTCGTATTGCACCGAAACCTTGCGTTGACCCGTCAGCAGGTCGAGGCGTGCTGCTTCCAGCTTGGCGAGCTCGGCTTGCAGGTTGGCGCGTTCGACATCAGTTAAGGGCATCATCGCGCCAATCCACTAATAAGGCCGCCGCGTGGCTTTGACGGAGCCGCTACGGGCTCAGTCGACAGTGCCGGCTGCAGCAACAGGTCTTCGAAATCAGCCTGGACACCGGTCGCCGGCTTTTCCAGCTCGTCTTCCAGCGCATCCCAGGCATCGTCGCGCAAGGTGCGCCAGCCAGCCCGCGAGGCGGCGGCCTCGGCGTAGTTCTCGGTATCGAGAACCTCGTTCCGCTGCGTCGCTTCCTTGGTCCAGTGGAATTCCTCGAAACCCGTCTTGTTTTTCTTGGCCACGCGCTTCTCGGCGCAGAGCTGTTGAAAGAAATCATCATCGAGGCCGACGGGATAGCCGCAATAGCCGCGCGCCTGGGGATCGGTTTTCTGCAGATTCTTGTAGAGCGCCGTCTTCATGCCACTGACACCGACATTGAAGAACCGGCCGGCATAGCGCAGCGGCTTGCCTTCCTTGTTTTTCTCCCGCTTCACCTTCACCAAAGGCGGCGCCAGGTCGGATTTTGCACCGCGCACCATCATCACCTTGCTGGCCGGATGGTGCTTGGCCCAGTCGAACACGTCCTCGGTATAGGCGTTGCCGTCGATCGCGATCATCTTGACCGGCCGGCGGTTGTTAAAGGTATCCGGCCAAGTCTGGGCGATCAGGGTATCGAGCTTTTTGCGCGTCTCGGTATCCGAGATATGCCCCTCGATCACGCCGTAATCCACCGTCCAACGCTTGAGGTCGCGACCATAGGCCTTGCAATGCCATTCGACGCGATCGCCCTGGCAATCCATACCCATGGTGACGATGAGCCCGCCCAACGGTACGACACCGAGCCGCAAGCCGCCTTCGGCAGCGCGGTCGCGAATGGTTTCCCAGGGCGGGCTCTCGCCAGCGGATTTATAGGCGCGGCCAACCACATCATTCGCAAACGTCTGTTCGGATGCCGGGTCGCCCTTGGCCTTGAACCAGGCATCGCGGATGCTGGCCCAGCTTTCCAGCGGCGAATAGGCCGACCAGAGGTAGAAGCCGATGACCTTGGCCTCGGGGCTATGCGCAACCCAGCCGCCGTGACGGTTCATCTCGGCGCGATGATGCTGCTCAATCCAATAGCCGCAGGACGGGCAGGTAAAGCACGGCTCATCATCGGGATGGGCCTCGATGAAGGCCTGCAAATTCTCCCATTCCAGCGCATGCATGTGGCCGCATTGCGGACAGGGCACGTGGAAGTGTTCCTGCGTCGTCCGCTTATAGGCCTTGGTGACACGGCAGCCGTCTTCCAGCAGCGGCGTGCCGACTTTCAGGATCTTAGCCCAGGCAAACGCCTTTGACCGGCTGTCGGCTTGCGGTTCCGGATCGCCCGCGTTGTTCATCTCCCATTTCGAGAGATCGTCCTGCACCTGCTTCTTGGCGCTCAACATCGACAGGCTGGATTCGGAATTGGCGCCGCTGATCTGCAGCCAGCCCCGACCGTCGCGCCGCTCCTGGTAGAGCGTGCTGTTCGAACTGTCGCGCGATTTCGCATCGGCAAAGAGGCCGGAGAGCGTCGTCGATTGACGCAGCATCGGCTTCCACTTGGTTTTTGCCCAGCGAACCGCGTTGTTTTCGGTCGGATGGATGTACATGAACCCGCAAGGGTCAAGATCCATCGAGCCACCGAGGAAGATCTGCGCCAGGACGGTACCGCCCAGCTGCGCCGATTTGCGGATGATGACCTCGCGGGCCGGATGTTCGGGCCCCAATACCTCCAAAATGCGCTCAAAAAACGGGAACAGATCCGGGTTATAGGGCCCGGGGAACGGGCTTTCCGACCCGAAATGGACGTTTTCGCGGGCCCAGCGATTCAAATCCAACGGTGCGGGCGGTGCGACGATCTCCGCAGCGATACTGCCAGCGAGCCAGACCGGATTTGCGAGGAAAGCATCACCGTCCGCCATCATCCTCACCGGCAGCGCCCTCGCCGCCGTCCTTATGCTCATCGACCAGGCGCGGCTCGCTCTCGACAGCCTGTTTGATCACCGCCGATTGGCGCGACCGCCAGGCTCGCAGCTCGCGACGCAGGGTTACGGTCGCAGCCTTGCCATCGATCTTCAGATCCGTTGCCAGGGCATCGCCCAGAACCGGCATCAGCTCTTCAATGCTGGCCATCAGGTCAGTCAGCGTCTTGGCGAATTCGCGGCGGGCATCCTCGGTGCGGATATAGGTGCCGCGCTGCGCTTCCTCTTCCCGCTGCGCCTGGCGCAAGGCAATTTCCGCCTGCTCGACCTTCACCCGCTGATGCCGCTGCTGCGAATCATTGAGCAAAGGCGGCTGATCAGGTGCCGGTGACGGTGCGGCGCCCGCCGTGGGTGCCAGGGGACGCATCTGCGCCGATAATTGCACCGGGTCGAGCGTCAAACCCAGCTGCTCGCAGGCGATATTGACGTCGATCAGCTCCTTACCGCCGTCGATGACCAGCGCCGCGCCGGAAATCTGGCCGGCTTTGATCCATTGCGAGACGCGGCCAGGCGTTACCTTGCGCAAATTGGCGAAATCGCCCTTGCGAAGCAGCCGCCGTTCAGCACTCACAGGCATCTCGCGCGGCCGGATCGCGGCAGTAGACGTCGCAGTAGAGGGTAATGCCTGGTCTTATTGGCGTCGTTACCACGAAGATGACGCGGTATTTCACGCCCCCGATAAGATGAGACAGCATTATCGACACCACGGTGCCGATAATTGCCGGATCTTCGGTTAGATGGCTTTGCAAGTCGCCGTCGGTTCCCGACAGAGCGATCAAGCTGACCGTTGCCGAGGTGATCGTCTCGCCGGGCGCCAGATCCTTGGCAAAATCCATTCCGACTGGTTCGACATCGGTCGGATTGAACTCATCGTAATCCGGCCTGACCTCCATGTGCGCTACTCCAAGCTTGTCAGGCCAGACGCCGCCGTCCCCTGCCGGCGACGATGCGAACACGCCCCATACCACGCCGTGTCATGCGCTCGGTGGCGGTGCGGAGTCCGCGACCAACTGCTTGCGCGGTCGATGATCCTGTCGCCGCGCCAGTGCCGATCGCTGCGGCAGCGCCGGCTGCCTCGGCCGTACTGGTTCCGCTCGCGGCACCCGTCCCGACCGTGACCGCCACGCCGGTTGCTTCTGTTTCCGAGGTGCCGGCTGCCGTACCCGTGCTATTGGCCAGGGCCGCACCGACCGCTTCGGCATCCGAAGACCCTGCGGCCTCGCCGATCGCTGTCGCGATCGACTTCCCGACTGCAGAGACTGTTGCGGTACCGGATGTTTGGCCGGTGCCGGTTGCGGTTGCCCGGCCGGTCCCGGTTGCCTGAGATTGGCCAGCAGCGGAACCGGTGCCTTGCGTGGTGGCTTGGCCAGTTGCGGACGATGTCGCGGTGCCCGTTGCGGTACCGACGGACTTCTTGAGCGTGACGCCAGATCCGGCAACGGTCGATGATCCCGTTGCTGTACCGATACCGATCGTGACGGATTTGCCGGTCGCTGCGGTGGTCGATGTGCCGGAGGCGCTGCCGGTCGCTTTCTTGATCGTCTGGCCGGCGGCAGAAGCTGTCGATGTGCCGCTGGCTGTGCCATTCGCCTTCGCGGTCGATCGGCCGACACCGGTTGCGGCTGCGGCACCGCTCGCCGAGCCGGTGGCTACTTTGAGCGCCACCCCCACGGCGGATGCCGTTGATGAGCCGGATGCCGTGCCAGTCGGCGCAGGTGGCGGCGTCGAGTGTGCGATGAGATAGGCTTCGACTTGTCCGACCTCGGTTGAGGTCAACGAACGATTATACCAAATCACCTCGCGAATCCGGACCGTTCCGGTGCTGCCGCCGGCGTCGCATCCGACAGTAAGCTGGGCGATGGTCGCCGAGATCGATGCAGGTGACTGGACCGTGACCGCTGTATCGTCAACGCCATTGACACGGAACGATACAGAGCCGCCTGACGTCCGACTAACAGTCAGATACGAGGGCGCATCAACCAGGCTAGCGACAGTACTAGCCTCAGGCGGTGAAAAGGTTGAAAAGAGATTGAGCGTGCCGAACGAGTAAAGCTCAAGAACGGTATCGCCGCTAGAATCGGCGGCATTGATCAGCGGGCAATATGAGAAAAACGTCCCGTCTGCGACAACGAAGATTGTCGCCCCGGTGAATGGGCCCGCGGGTCCACTACTGGCGCTGATAGAATTGCCCGCGCCAGCATCGAAGCTGATCGCCGGTAAACCATTGAAGCCGTTGGCGTCATAAACAGGAGCGGTAGCGCCAGCGAGAAGGTTTGCGCCGGTAGCCGACTTATCATTCCACTGGCTAACGGCACCGCCGCTCTGCGTGATCGTTGCGGCGTCCTGCGCATCGTACCAGCTGACCAAACCCGGAAGAACGCTTGGATCGAACAGCGGCTTGAATGCGGCCACCAGAA